TATTAGTATATTATATATGTAGAGGGATTTATCGTTTACATTGTTTACAGGGGTAAAAATAGGGGTTTAACGTCTTTAAAATCAGTATGTTACAGGAGGAACAATACTTTTGGTTTTATTGTTTCCTTTTTGATTATTTCGGTTAATTGGTTGATTGCCACAGTATTATGGTTAAAATCATTGTTTACGTGTCTCCTTTTGTATTTATTTTGTAGATTTGTTAAAAATTATTTTTAGAAATGTACAGCACAGAGGAAAAGGACACCATAAAAGCCCGAATACTGGAGGAAATGACAGGGACAGAGTGCCGAAGCTTGGACGATATACTCCTGAACGACCTAATTGGCGAGTTTCCTTCAAAAACTACGGTGTACGGCTGGTTACAGAAAACACACAACCATTTCGACCAAAATTTCTTGGACGACTACGAGCGTGCGCGCGAAATCCGAGCCGACCATCTTTTTGAAAAAATGTTGAATATTGCAAATACTCCTGAGCTCGGGGAAATAAGAAAAATAAACGACGACAGTATCGAGATTACCCAGTCAGACATGATACAACACCGACGATTGCAAGTTGACACCCACAAATGGGTTTTATCCAGAATGAAACCAAAGAAATACGGGGACAAAATAGAAACCACCATAACAGGCGGGGACAAACCAGTACAAACAGTCGATTACTCGAAACTATCCCCGGAAGTTCTGGAGGAATTAGCAAAACAAGCCGATGCAAATAAACCTAAATCCTAATGAAGCACTGGCCGAACTATGTCGCAGATCCTTTTACAGATTTGTACAAGAGTTTTGGAGCGAGATAATACCAGAGACACCAGTCTGGAACTGGCATATAAAATACCTTTGCGACGAGTTGCAATACTTGAATACGTTTGTTGTTGCACGTAAACCAAAACCGTATGATTTAATTATCAACATCCCGCCAGGTTCTACAAAGTCCACCATCGCGACCCAAATGTATAACGCCTGGGTTTGGACGGTTGACCCATCACAGAGATTTATTACATCGAGTTACGCACACACTTTGTCGTTAGCCCATTCGGTTAAGACAAGGGATATTGTTACCTCGGACAAATACCGTACACTATTCCCACACATCCAACTGAAGGCAGACCAGAGCGCAAAATCTGACTTTCTTAATACCTCAGGCGGTCAGAGGTTTACCACCTCAACGGGCGGAACAGTTACAGGGATGCACGGCCACCAGATTATCGTCGACGACCCTATCAACCCGCAACAATCGTCGTCCGAGGCAGAGAGAACCTCAGCGAATAACTTTGTTACCTCGACCCTATCGTCTCGTAAAATTGACAAGATAGTAACTCCGACAATCGTAATCATGCAGAGACTACACGAGGAAGATCCGACCGGTACCATGTTGGCAAAAAAGGGTAAGAAAATCAAACATATTTGTTTACCAGCCTACGACGAGGGGAACATACAACCCCCAGAGTTGGCGGACCATTACGTCGATGGGTATTTAGACCCTATCCGATTGGGTGTTGAGGTACTGACTGAGGCTAAAATCGACCTCGGTTCGTTTGGGTATGCTGGACAGTACAGCCAGAAACCTGCACCAGAGGAGGGCGGAATAATGAAACGCGATTGGTTTCCGATTGTACCGTGGCAACAACAATACTCCAACCTCGTTTGGAACTTTGTCGCAGATACGGCCTACACCAACAAGGAGGAGAACGACCCGTCGGGGTATATCGCTTACGCCGAATACGAGAACGATTTTATTATCAGGATGGCAGAAACGGAACATTTGGAGTTCCCGGAGTTATGTAAAGCACTTCCAACATTTGCACACGCCAACGGGTATTCCAGACGCTCACTCGTTGAGGTTGAGCCGAAGGCCTCTGGTAAATCCCTGGTCCAGACATTGAAAAAAGAAACTAAACTCAACGTAAAAGAGGGCGTACCACCAGCGAAGGACAAAACGGCCAGAGCCAAAGACAGTTCCCCAACGTGTGAAGCTCAGCGGGTAAAACTTATACGTGGACCATGGAATAAAGCATTTTTGGATCAAATTACCATATTCCCCAACGCGGCACACGACGAGTACATGGATTGTTTGACTATGATGGTCGGAGGTCGCAAACCAAAGAAAAAAGGTTTAAAACGTAGAAACTAAAAAGGCCCGACGTTAGTCGAGCCCTGCAATGTTTGTTGAGGTGGTTAGTTATCGTAATACGAAACTTGTGCGTACCAATGTCCATCCAGATCGTTATGGAATGAGTTAACATTCACGACTAACAAATCGTTATCGTCTCGTTTGGATTTGATTAAAAAATCGGTTAAACCATCGAACACCGTTTGTCGGTTTCTGTTTTTGAATTCTAATGTTTTCATATTTCTATTATTTTGATTCAGACAAATATAAAAATAATTTTTAATATAAACTAAAACAAAGTTTATTTTGTTTTTAAGGCCATTGTATATTAAAATTTTATTATATCTTCGTAGCATTAAATTGAATATTAATTAAAAACAATCTGCAAAATGGGATTATTAGTAAACTGCCCGCAAGGGGCTGCCATTGCTGACGTTGGTATCGCAAGATGCCCGGAGTCGGTAGGTCAAATCCAAAAAGCTGTTTTCCAAAGACTATATTCCACGGGAGCAGTAAAAAATAAATTCGAGGTTGCTACGGCAAACCCTAACGTACTGGCAAGCTGGACACCAAAACTGGCAGCAGCGGACGGAACGAAAGTCGTACAGACTCCGTACATCCAGGCACCAGTAACAGAACCAGGCGCGGCCAGAGAATTCGGCGGCGGAAATGAAACATTGGGAGGTATTCCGATTATCATTGGTAGAGAGCCGACGGCCTTTACAGGAAACATTTTATTTACATCACAGGCAACAATCGCCGAGTTAAAGAAATACCAGGCCGAGGCAATTAACGGAGGTTTAGGTGTATTTTTACAAGACGAGTTCGGACGTATTATCGCCGTTGCTGACGATGTGGACACACCAACCGAGGTTTACCCTATTCCAATTGCGGGATTATTTATTGGGGATAAAGCGTTCGGAGGTTTAGAGGGTGCAGACATGAACGCAATCATGTGGAAATTTTTACCGAACTGGTCTGATAAATTAGTAATTATCACACCTTCAGATTTTAATGCACTAACTGATTTAGTAACTCCGTAAACACCTCAACCATGGGAACAAACAGAGTTAAAACCGTAGAGCTTCAAATCGGGGATAAAAAAGAATCTTTCGAGATCAGCCACGCCGAACGTATTTTGTCAATGACAAACAACGGCGGTTGGAAATTACCGACTGACTCTAAATATATTTTCGATAAAAATGGCCTTACTGTTAAATCAAATAAAAAAACTGGTACAAAGTCCGAATAGGGCAAACCAAATAAATAAAGCAATCCGACATGAGAACAGAGTACGTTTTCATGTCGAAAGCTTTATGGATCAGTCGGAGGTGTCAAGGCCTGCGACAGTATTCCTCGACTGGGTTAAAACCTTAATCCCAAAAGACAAATTTTCCATATTTATTTCCTTGTTTAGATTCCCAACTCCGATTGTGAGTCTATCCGATACCATCTTTAAAGAGTTGGAACGTGTATTCGACGGACGAAATCCATCGTTTGATTACGAATTTACCGACGCCGAGTTAAAAGCAGACTGGCAACAGTACAAAAAAGAACATGGGGACGAGAATATCTGGAGGAAAAAAGGGTGGGACGCGGTTAAAACCAAGATTAATTCTGTTTTAATTGTCGATTTACCAAAGGAACAAACCTCGGAATACCCGGAACCCTACTTTTATTGGTTGAACATTGAGAACGTAATCGACTATGATTACGAGAATGGGGAACTAAAATACATTATATTCAAACAGGCCGATGGTAGAATCGCAGTATTTGACGACGAGGTAATGTCGATATATGAGACTGACGAGAACAACCAGATTACCGACACCGAACCTGAAAGCGTGGAACACGGATTGGGATTTTGTCCTGCCCGTTTTTTCTGGTCCACAGAATTAAACCAAAACACACCAGACGTAAAGAAGTCCCCAATATCGGCACAACTCGCCGACATGGATTGGGCGTTGTTTTTTGCAACGAGTAAAAAATCTCTGGATTTATACGCGGCTTACCCGATATATTCAGTTTATGAGGCCGATTGTGATTTTGAGAACAACGAGACAGGCGACTACTGCGACGGTGGATATTTAAGAGGGGACGACGAGAACTATAAAATACTAAGAACTGGAGGGGTGCAACAGTGCCCAGTATGTTCGACCAGAAGTTTAACTGGTGCGGGGTCGTTGGTTGAGGTGCCTATCCCGACAAAGGACGATCCAGATTTAAGGAATCCCGTATCTATTACAACCGTTGACCGTTCCTCTCTGGACTATAACGTCGAGGAGGTGGCGAGGTTGAAAACCAAAATATACACGGGATCGGTTGGGACTGGTGGCGATATGCAAACCAAACAGAGCGTTAACGAAATGCAAGTAACGGCCAATTTTGAGAGTAAAGTATCTGTACTTAATTCTCTGAAGGATAACATCGAGGCCGCAATCAAATTCGTGGACGACACACGTTGTCGATTAAGATATGGAGACAGATACCTCGGAAACCACATCAGTATGGGTACAGAATTTTATATTTATTCAATAGATGTATTATACAAACAGTACCAACAGGCCAAAACAAACGGTGCACCGTCGGCAGAACTTGACTTGTTGAGTGAACAAATAATCGCAACGGAACACCGTAACAATCCGAGTAAAATCCAACGTATGCGAGTATTAAAACAACTCGAACCATACAGACATTATACTCTGGACGAACTCCTGAAACTTAACGACAAAGAGTTAATAAATAAAGATTTACTAAAAATTAAAATAAATTTTAATACATTTGTCGATAGGTTCGAGCGAGAGAATACCAACATTGTCGAATTCGGTATGCAACTTGACCCGGACAATAAAATAAAAATAATAACCGATAAATTTAAAGATTATGTCAGAGAACAACAAGAAAGCAGCACCGAAGGCGACGGATAACGACGACCTATTGGGCGAAACTCCTAAGGCGGAAACTCCTAAGGCGGAAACTCCTAAGGCGGAAACTCCTAAGGCGGAAACTCCTAAGGCGGAAACTCCTAAGGCGGAAACTCCTAAGGCGGAAACTCCTAAGGCGGAAACTCCTAAGGCGGAAACTCCTAAGGCGGAAACTCCTAAGGCAGCAAAAAAGCCATCGACTCCGAAAGTGAGTGCAGCGGAAAAAAAGAAAATCGAGGCCGCACAAGATGGTAGCGATTATTTACCAGAGGAAAACGAACGACACTTGGTCCATGTAAAAATGGAAAAAAAGGTGTTTAGTCCTTCGACGGGTAAGAAGTTGGCAAAAGATTTTGTACAAAAGTACAATACTAAAGAGTGGTCGGCGTTCAAAAAGAATGGCGGAGGTTTAGGCTTCACTTGTACAGTTTTGTGGAATCCAGAAAACTATAAATAAAATTTTTCAATGGGTACGGTGTAATGTCGTACCCTCTTATATTAACATAATTCAAGAGTAAAATTATGGCACTTACACCAGAAGTATTAAAAGCCAACGAGGCTTTATCAGGATTGAGCGACGAGCAAGTGGCGGCAATCACTACACTATCAGTAAACGACGAAACCACCGTCATAAACACCAAAATAGGCGAACACCACGGGAACATCGAAAAAGATGTGTTGGAAACGTCAGGGATTGCAAAGAATGAGGGGGAAAAGTCGTTCGATTACATGAAAAGAGTAATTGGGGAATTCAAAACCTCAGCGACGGGATCAACTGCACTACAAACTGAAATCGAAACGTATAAAACAAAGGTTTCAGATTTAGAAAAAGCAATCGCAGAAGGACAAGGGGACAGCGTTACCGCCCAAAAATTAAAAGATGCGGAGGCGAATTTGACCGCTTTACAAACTCAGTACGAAACTGACAAACAGAGCTGGACTAAAAAGGAGGAGGAATTCAACGGTAAAATTACCGGGATTCAAGTAAATTCAGAATTTGCAAAAGCAACTGGAGGTCTTAAATTTAAGGCAGGTTATCCAGATAGTGTACAAAAAACTTTAATCGATTCTGCAAAGAGTGGGATTTTAGCAGTAAACAAACCTGACTGGATCGATTCTGAAGGTACTAAAATTATGGTGTTCCGTGGACCAGATGGGGAAATCCTGAGAAATAAAGGGAACGCACTACAACCGTACACCGCAGCCGAGTTAATATCTGAAAAATTAAAAGATGTTATCGACGCAGGGCAAAAGAAACCAGGCACAGGAACTAAGAACCCAGCAGAAGGTCAACCAGATGTTATCGATTTGGTAGAGGTGTCAGGTGCAAAAACTCAGGTTGAGGCCGACAGTATTATCACAAAGTACCTTTTACAACAAGGGGAATTGCGAGGTACTGCGTCATTTGCTGAAAAACAGGCAGCAATCCGAGACAAAAACAACGTATCTAAATTACCGATGCGATAGTATTTTATCATATTTCAGACCTGACCTCGGTAATACTTAGGTCAGGTTTTTTTTAATCTAAAAATTTAAAACCATGAATGTATTTATATTAATAGTTTTGGCAATTCCTTTTATTACGGAATTCCTTAAAAAGATTTTAGGTAAGACGAAAGATTCTCCAAATATAATTGTCCAGGCTTTATCTTGGATTGTGGGGGTTTTCTTAACGGTAATTTGTCAACTGGTGGGACTTTCAATCCTTCAAGACGTGTCTATTTTAACGGCCATGTTGTACGGACTTTTTGCCGCACTTTGTGCCAACGGGATAGCAGATACCAAGATTATACAAAGCTTTCTTTTATTATTCAAGAAAAAAGACTAATTTAGCAACCAAAGAAAATAACGTGCAAGGGTAACACAGTTATAAATTTAATTTAACTCATAAAAATTTTTTAAAGATGTCATTGATTAACACACGTATTCAAAACGTAAGATCGTCAAGCAACTTGGACAAAAACGAGTTACGCCCGAGCCGTTACGGAGGGTTAAACTTGTTTATGCAACAGACAGCCGATCCAGCAGGAATAATTACTCCTGAATTAACCGAAAAGGCAGCAGCCTCAATCGGGAACACATTACAAACACCGGTAATCGATTACGACGGTGGAGTAACTATCGGGAACACCCGTTCGGTTACAATTGCAGACAGCGAGAACACATCGCAAATGCACACACTTACATTCGCCACTTATTCGTGGGGATTCACAATTGTACCTTCTAACTTTATGAACAACGAAATTTCTATCCAAAGAGATTTTGAGCGTAAATTTAGTAAGTACCTTTACAAGTTTGGGGAAACTTTAGACGCTGCGACTATCGCCGCTTTATCTACTGCAAAAACTCAGGTTATTGCGGACTCATTAAACTACGGGGTTGTAGGTAATGCAGTACAAGCGACTTTCGCACAGAGAGAAACTATCATCGGGGATATTAACCCAATGATGGCCGCTAACGACCATTTTGGTATGATCCACCTTTTAGGTAATGCAGGTTACGAAAGTGTAATTCGTAATTTATCGGAAAAGGATATTTATAACGCTGAAAACAAAACTTTGCAGTATTCTGACAAAGAGTTACATTTCAGTACGAGAATCCCTAATGCAGCGGGCGAATTTGCGAACGCTTACGCAGTACAGAGTGGGTCAGTTGGTATCTTAACGAGATTCGAGAGAGAATCGTTATTGGGTACTCAAATGGCAGACGGTACAGAATGGGGTATCGATACTTTACCAATGTTGAATTTCCCAGTTGGGACATATTTCTACGAAAGTAAAGGAGACTTTAGCGCACAAATGGGTGCAGCTACTGCGGATAATACGAGAGCGAGAAAAGAACACTACGGTTTCGCCGTGGATGTGGCAATCTTAACTCCGTACAATAGTGATCCTGCAACGATTGCAAACCCAATCGTTAAAGCCACTATTTTATCATAATTAGAAAAAAACTTTCTATTTTATATTTTTTCATATTTTTGATTTATTAGAAACTAAGGGATGGCACTATGCCCTCCCTTTTTTCTTTAAAAAACTTTTAAGATGTACAGACCTGACGATATAAAAGCAAACTTAACCGACCTATGGGGTTGGCGACAAAATTACAATACTGCCGACTTTACTATCTCGGACAGTTTGACTCAGACTATAACAGGGCAGTATTACCAAGAGGTACACCCTTTAGTAACTTTAGAGAATATTAAATCCATCGCACCAGATTTTAAAAATATTGATTACGATGGGTGGGTAATTGGTACACAATACAGAGTCGGCGACCGTGCAACTCTTAACGAATTACATTACAGAGCCAAAGTCGATAATATTGGATTGACACCTGAAACAAACCCGACACAATGGGAACGATTCGACCCATTTTCTGAATGGTTGGAGAACAAAACCCAGGCGAGTGTATTAAAGGCCATACGATCATTTTGGGACAGTAAAATGGCAGATAATAAAATGCGTAATATTTTAGAGAGTAAAACTCTTTTTAACGGTACGGCCAGAATCAAAAATTTAGTTCCTGAAGGTTCTAACTTTGTCGGTTTTGAACTTGTACCGATTAGAGCCAACGGAGTAACAACCAAAATCGATAAAATAGGATTGCAGTTTACCGGGACTCAGGATGTAACTTTATACCTTTACCATTCCAGTAGGTCCCAACCAATAAAAACACAAACATTCACACGTACCCGTGACGGTGGTATGCAATGGTTTGACGTTTCGGATTTTTTACTGCCTTATTCGAGTAGTGAGGTCGATTCTGGAGGGAGTTGGTATCTGGTTTACGACCAGACAGCAGTCTCAACGGGTCGCGCAATATCAAAGGATAAAGATTGGAGTAAAAAACCATGTGGAACGTGCGACAGGGACGAGGTTTCCTCTCATAGAATTTGGAGTAAGTATCTGGAGGTACATCCTTTTAAAATTGCATCGGACCAGGTAGTGGGTGGCACAATATGGGATGTTGCAAACAATCTTTATACATACGAAACGAATTACGGAATAAACCTTCAGGTAACAATCGAGTGTGATGTAACCGACATAATCATACAACAAAAAAAGACATTCCAAAATATTATCGGTTTGCAAGTGGCTATCGATATGCTCAGGGAATTTGCATACAATCCAAGTTATAAAATTGGACGTAAACAACAAAACCCCGGAATGGATAAAATGTCCATTCTGTACGAACTTGACGGAGACAGTCAGAGTTATAAAAAAAGCGGTTTAGGTTATCAGTTTTCTGAGGCTATGAAAGCCGTTAGTATCGATGTTAAGAACATGAGTCGAGTATGTACACCGTGTAAAAACGGAGGTGTTCGATATAAAACTGTTTAGTTTTGAAACGGCTCGACGACCTTATCCAGAGGTTAAAATCTTTGGAAACAGAAATGTTCCGGGCGATTCGGGAAACTCTGGAGGAAAACAAAGAAATTATTTTGGACATGAATTCCGAAATACAGTTGTTTGAAAATGGAGTCAACCGATACGGTGTAAAAATATCCAGTTTCGCCCCATATAGCGAGGCGACAGTATTTATAAAAAGACAAAAAGGTCAACCGACTGACCGAGTAACACTCCGGGACGAAGGGGACTTCCATTTCTCTTTTTTTATAGAGTTTTCAGACGACGGATTCCAAATAAAAGCAGCAGACTGGAAAGCGAACTATTTAGTTTCACAGTATGGCGAAAGTATTTTAGGTTTGACAGACGAAAATTTCAAAGATTTAGCGGTCAATTACGTGGCCCCAGAACTAATAAAAATACTTAAAAAGTTATGATAAAAATACCAGCAGTACCAAAACCAGAGAATCCCGCTTTTATGGATATTGTGGTGGTACAGATTCAGGACATTTTAAAAGCGAACATACCATGGCTCGATCATTCATTCGGCCGTAGTCAAAAACTAATCGACAAAGACACAAAGAAATCGTACCCCGCAGTACATATCGGGTATGAAAAATATATCAATGTTTTTCCAGATCAGGAGTTGGGTAATTTCAGTTTTATGATATTTAACGACCCTCAGACGATTGACAGCTCAATGAAACCGTACATAAAAGTAAACCAGAAATTTAGTATTGTATTCTGGTTTGATTTAGGTAAAATATTCGTGGACCAAAAGGACAGAAGTCTGGAGGAAATAAAATTGCAAATCCTGACCGTGTTAAATACTAAAATGTTACTAAACAAAGGCAGTATTAAAATGTCAGAAATCAAAAAGGATGCAAATAACATTTATAAAGAATACGACGTAAAAGAGGTCGAAAGTCAGTTCCTAATGCACCCATTCGCAGGGTTGAGGTTTGACGGGGTTATGAATTACACCAGCACAGTTTGTTAATATGGATGCAGTTATTTTATTAGGTTTGTTCTCAGCTTTTTTAATCCTTTTACTCAGTAAATTAGGGGGTCGAGAGTATGTCCAGATGTACGGAAACAAATTTTTATCCAGATTATTCGGCTGCGACTTTTGTTTGTCGTTCTGGTTTAATCTAATTTTATCAATTATTTTGTATATTTTTGTTAAAGATGCAACGGTATTACTGTATTGTTTTGTATCTACACCAATAACACGAGTTTTGATATGAGGACAATAAAAATCGGGAGGAAAACAGTTGAATTTTACGACGCCATAGACGAATTACCAATCCGTCGATACCATAAATTTAATAAATATATGTTGGTCGATAGTGGTATCGGGTCAGACCTAAACGATATAAATAGTCATATTGCGAAAGTTTCCAGATACATATCTAAAAAGGACGAAAAAAACGCCCTGGCACAACTGGAAAATTTACGAACCTCGTTGTACATGATTGCCGAGGAAACGAACGTCCGACATTTATCCTTTGCCATTTTGGTAAAAAGTATAAACGGTAAAGAAGTTACCGACCTATCCGACGAGAATATAAAACGGATTGCGGACTCATTCGAGAATGAGAAAAAAGGTTTTATAGATCGGGTCATTGACTCGATCAAAAAAAAAATCGATATGGAATTGGTCGTATATTTTCCGGGGCAATTCGAGGACGCACAAGTAAAGGAGTACCACGACAGAATTAGAAATCGAACTCTTTTAATTTTGTCCGAAATCAAAACCAACAAAAAAGAGACAGACAAAATTAATAAAATTGACGACTTTTTAATGGGGATGGTAAACCCGAAATCTTTTTCAGGTAAAGAGTCCGTCGAGATATTACACGACAAACAATTCGAGGAGGCTTGTACTTTCTTAGAATCGGAAACGGGGACAAGAGTTGACGACCTTACCACGATGCAGTTTTTTAGCAAATTTGAGTACATTAAAAAGAAACATAGTAAAAAATAAACATGGACAATCCGATTAAATATTCTGAATTTATACAGCCAGACCAGAGTGTATCTAATCTGATTGTGCAACTTGAACAACTCCAAAAACAATACTCCGAACTGGAGGCAAAAATACGAGGGGATGCCGACAACATCGCCAAGGCCTTAAAAAATGTAAACAGTGCCACCGAGGAAGGTCGAGCGACCACCCGAAAATCTGCAACCGAGGCCGATAAACTTGGAAAAGCTTACGACGATTTATCTAAATCCCAGTCGGCCACAGCCAAAGAAATCGCAGCATTAAAATTGATGCAGCAGAAACAAAACAATGTCAACAAATTAACTATAAAATTCAATAAGGCCGTAGAAGGGTCATACGATAAACTCTCAGCGGAATACAGTTTAAATAAAATTAAACTGAACGCCATGTCTAAAGAACAACGAACAGCCACCAAAGCAGGGCAACAGTTGGAAAAACAGACAAAAGAGATTTACGAGGAAATGAAACGTTTACAAGAGGCGACCGGTAAACATACTTTATCCGTAGGGGATTACAAAAAGGGTTGGTCCGGAGTTACCGACCAACTTAGTGAGGTACCGGGTGCCGCAGGTTCGGCCGCAGGTGGATTAAAAGGTGTCAGTGCCTCAATGAAAGCCCTTTTAGCCAATCCGATAGTTTTAGTTTTGGCCGCAATAATTGGGGGGTTTACCGCCTTATTCGGACTATTTAAGAAAACCAAGGCAGGTTCTGACTTACTGGCAAAAGGTGGGGCAATCCTGAGCGGTATAATGTCCGCACTTGTTGGGGTGGTCGATAAACTCTTTAAAGGTTTAATGTCCGTATTTGAAGATCCGCAACAAGCCATGAAGGATTTTTGGGAAGCGTTGAAAAAGAATATTGTAAACCGAATTAATGGGGTTATTCTTTTAGTAAAGGCCCTCGGTAAAGCCTTCAAATCACTTTGGGAACGAGACTTGCAAGGGTTAAAAGATGCAGCAGGAGAAGCGGGAACAGCACTTGTACAAATGGGTACGGGTCTGGACGAGAAACAACAAAAAGAGTTCGCCGAGGCAGTCAGAGAAACCACACAAGCAATCTACGACCAGGCGGCAGCGTTTGCAGCTCTGGAGGAATCCCGTTTAAAAGTTCGTCGAGCAAATCGGGAATTGGAAAAGTCAGTCGAGAGACTAATAACAAAAGAGGAATTGGCGAAAGCTATCGCCGACGACGCCACTAAATCGTTTGCAGAACGTGAAGCCGCAGCCGAAAAGGCGGCCGCACTTACTGAAAAAAGAGCCAAACTCCAACAAATGATCGCGTCGAGTAACCTCGCATTGATAAATAGGGAAATCGATTTAAGGAAAAAGAACGGCGAAGATGTCGAAGCCCTTTTGGACAAACAGTTGGATTCGTACAAGGCTCTCAAACAAGCACAACGAGATTATTTACTATCAGTTAGGGACAACCAAAAAAGAGAATCCGAACTAAAACAAGATCGTTTGGAAAAGGATTTGGACATCTTAATCGATGCGTTCGACAATCAAAAAACGATAAACGAGAGAATTATCGCCGACGATTCCAGAACGTTTAAAGAGAGACAAGCCAAGTTGTCAGAAACCAAAAAACTTTTTGAGGACACTTTCGCAAAACAAATTGAGACAATCCAAAGATTTACAGGGGTACAACTTAACGCGAACGATTTAATAAACGAAAGTGATGCCGTAGTATTAAATCAAAAAATTAGAGCTCTGGGACTCTCTGAGATAATCGAGGGACGTATGTTGGAAATAATCCGAGAGAGACGTACAGCAACCCAAGATTTAGCCGACGCCGAAAAAGATTTAACGGACAAAAAGGCGGCAGCCGATAAAAAGGCTCTGGACGAGGCCAAAAAAGTCCAAAAAGAAAAATTGGACGCCAGTATCGAGGTTGCAAATCAGGAATATGATTTGGAATTATCTCGTATTGATTTATTGAAAGCGACAGAGGCGGAAAAAACTCGTTTAAGATTAGAAGCTGAGCGAGACAGAATCCAAAAGATTTTGGACCTGAATAAAAAAGCTGGTGGGGATTTGTCAGACTTACAAATCAAAACCATGAAAAACACCATCGCCAAGATAAACCAAGAGATTGACAAGGCGGGTTCTGAAGGTGGAGACTTATACGACAAACTGGGTATTAAACTGAATGACGACCAAAAACAGGCCATTACCGACAGCGCGACTCATGCTCTGGATATAATACAAACGGTACTGGATGCAAAACTGGCGGCCGCAGACGCCGCACTGGAAAAAGCAGAGGAGGAAACATCGGCCGCAGAATCTAAAGTCGAGAGAGAAATCGAGGCCCGAAATAATGGGTATGCGAACGACGTAATTGGTGCACAACGAGAATTGGAATTGGCAAAGAAAAAAGAAGCCGACCAACTGAAGGAGAAAAAGAAAGCCCAGAAAGCCCAGGCGATTATCGATACTGCAATGCAAATAAGTAGTTTAATCACTGCCACGGCAGCCATTTGGAAATCAAACGCAGGTATTCCGATTATTGGTACAGGATTGGCAATTGCAGCGACGGCCTTAATGTGGGGGTCTTTTGCGGCCAGTAAGATAAAAGCGGCCACAGCAGCCAAACAGAAATTTGGAGACGGTGGACTGGAATTCTTAGAAGGAGGGAGCCACGCAAGCGGAAACGATATTCCTATCGGTACAACCACAAGCGGAAAACAAAGAACCGCAGAGGGTGGCGAGGCCATGGCAATCATAAACCGTAAAAATACCCGTAAATACAAAAGTGCTTTACCGGGAATAATTAAGAGTTTAAATTCAGGAACATTCGAGAAAGCTTACTCAAACAGTTTCGTGGACGAAAATAACAAAGTTGTATTTGCAGAATCAAACTCCGATTTTTCTAAAATGGAAAACAGTTTGGAAGCCATCCGAGAGAATGGGGAAAAACGAACTTACATCGATGGCGAAGGTCGATTGGTAGAAATTTACAAAAACATCAAACGTATTTATGTATAAATTCATACTAAAACATAGAGTCTCGACGGGTAAAAATTTAATCGATCCGTATAAAATTCGACAGGGATATTTACCTGACGCGGTTGTCCCTTTGAGTGGTTACGACCATACAGAGGAAATCGAAGTAAGTACAGGGGTTTATACTTATTCAGAAAAAGGTACAATCGCATACACCACCAGGCACGCCACGTTTTTCGATTACTGGGGTCAAATAGTTGACGACGATGTGTCTTTTAACACCGAGTTGACAATCCCTTCAGGTGTGAGGTCGATTAAATTGGCTTTTCAAGCCGACGAAACTGGTTTGGAGACTGCCGATGTTTGTTTTGCCAGATTGTCAGGAACTCCATACGAACCATTTTACACATCGAGAGAGGTTTATCCTATTTACAAGTCTTTAAAATTAGAGTATGAAAAAGCAGGGACGGGCGAATATTACCGACGTAAGTTAAAAGGTAATTTAACCCTCCAGAAGGACGACTATAATTACATTAATAGTCTGGCGTTTGATACTGAAATGTTTTTAGAGATTGACGACTCGCAAAATATACTGGAAAAGTATATCGGTTATTTTTTTAAAACAGATTGTAAGTTTAACGCTGACGATTTGACCGTAGAGGTCCGAACTAAAGTGTTGGACGACTACGAAAAGGTTTTGGGAGGTTTACAGAAAACATACAATTTACTGGAACTTACCCCAGAAATACAGTCCGTGCAAATAAACCGACGACCAATAATTCAGGTTTATATCCCAGGCGATAACGTAATAACTAATATTTTAGGAGGTACGCACTGGGAACAGGAGTTGCAAGTCGACCCATTATTCGACCATAATACGCTGGTAAATACTTATAAATTTTTCAATACTGATAACATCCGTACAATTCCGTCGAGTGCTGCGTCAGGATTAAGTACAGACGTTACAGGGACATACGACGACAACCGACTAAACACAAACGGTCTTTATAGATTAATCGAGGAATCCGATACGATATATTTTAGTTTTACCCGATTCCGATATAAAATACAAAGAGTATCGGACGATGTTATTTTATACCAAACTGGTTGGACGAACTGGAGGGAAACGGGGGTAAACCTTTTACCTTTTAACGGTGTAAATGGGGAAACTGGATCTTTTTATTTTGTTGAATATAGGATTTACACCAGATATTATACTGATCTTTTAGATTTGGGAGGTGGTACATCTACATACGCAATACCCGGTACCGACATTGTGGTAAATAACTCGAATTACAAAAGGGTTATCGGTTACAATTTAGGTACTAATCGTTTTGCAATTTATGACGAGTTTTTAACTGTTCCAACAAAATACGGGCGTGTTCCAGACGATGCACCAGACGGAGGTAAATATTATCGAGGTTTACAATTACCCCCATCAACAGGAATTGACAGAGAACCAATACCCGTAAGTTCGAGTAATTGGAGGGCGGTTTCTCTTTGGTTTTTGACGGACGACTCGGTACAATTTACCGAATACGGAGACGGTTTGGAATTTAGTTTGCGCGATGCTTTTCCACTATCGTCGGCCATACAGAAATTATTATCTGAAATGGGTACGAATGTATCTTTTTATCCAGATGCCGACCATAGCGAATTCTTTTACGCAGCGACCAACCCTTTAGGTGGTTTCAGTTATATGGGTACATATTCGACATTTAATAATCCGACTTACATCGGTAATTTAGATTATTTTATTACTCCAAAATCAAATTTAATAAATGCAAATTACGACCAACCCGCCAGGAAAGCGGATGTAAGTTTGCAAATAATTTTAAAGATGTTGGCCGATACTTTCAAAGTACATTGGCACATCGACAACGGGCGTTTAAGATTGGAACATATCAGTTGGTATCAAAAAGGTGGGACATATTCATTTACTCCGATTGTTGGCGTGGATTTAACGACTTTACAGAATGTAAAAAACAACAAAGGTTGGGACTTTTCACAAAATAAATTCGAGTACGACAAAGAGGCCATGCCTGAGAGATTCGAGTACGGTTGGATGGACGATGTAAGTCCGATTTTTCAAGGTAACGCAATCGACATAATCAGTAATTTTACTCAGGACGGTAAAATCGAAGATTCAAATATCGGAGGTTTTACGACCGACGTGGATTACATACAATCGAACCCGCAAGAGATTAGCAAAGACGGTTTTGTATTACTTGGCACGGTCAACGAGTCAGGTACATACCGTGTCCCTTACATGAGGTGGTACAACCCAGATTTTAAACAATACATGATGCAAAACGGGTTTTTATCCTGGTCCTACATACACGGTAAATACCATACGAGCGATTTACCCTCGGACAACGTTATCATAAACGGTCAGGAGGTAACTCTTTTTAACAACATAACCAAACAGAAAAAACAACAAGTAAAATTCCCACTATCTACACTATTTAACCCGTACCAACTCATAACGTCAGGACTTGGAAACGGTAAAATTGAAAAATTAACCGTAGATTTGGAAAGTAATATGGTTGACGGAAATTTAAAACACGACACGGATGGTAACGCCTAATAATAATTTAAACATACTGCCTTTTTACGATTCCGTAGAAAAACAACACCACCGCAAATTCTATGCATTTGAACAGACATTCAACCTAATATCTCAAAATATTAGATTATTACCTTTTCAAATTCGCAGAGAACATGCAGCAGGGGCAACCATAAATAAAACCAAATTAATAAATTTAGATTCAGGGGTAAGTACCGATATTTTAAGTCAAGCGACTGCCGCAGGTTTAGGGGTTCGAGAGTTTTCCTCAGAGGGTTACGACCTTATAATAAATGCGTCTTTGCTTATTTTTCCCAGTCTGGAAATGGAAATGGGAAAACATTATTTAGAAATAGGAGACACGGCAGGCAATACATGGTTTAGTGATATTTTTAACGTGGTTAGGGATGTAACCCAATATTTAAAGATGTCGTATTGGGACGAGGACGATTTTATACATGCCGACGGACATATAGATTACTCGATCCCTTATAAAAATTATGTATATTTGCCAACAGAGGTTGGTAAACCTGAATACCCATTCGAGGAGGTCGCCCAAAAAAGAGACGGTCATGTGTTCATTGAAAAGCAAATAAGCGAAAAAAAGTATAAATTTACTTTTATTGCGCCTGAATTTCTTTTGGACGCATTACGAATTGTAAGGATGCACGACCACATCGAGATTTTATCAAAGGGGGAAACATACGACGTTGAAACGATTATAATAAACCCAAAATGGCAAGACCAAGGGGACTTGGCATCCGTGGAAGCAGAGTTTGAATGTGATACAGTAATAAAGAAAATAGGTAAAAGTATTGTTTCGTCTGGAGGGTCAGGGGATTTTAATACTGATTTTAATAACGATTTTAACAATAATTAAAAACTAAACGATGGCTTGGACGAATTTAATATCTGCAATAGAGGCCGTTATAACTGCCAACGGCAGTAATGAAATAACGGGAACTATTTTAAAAGACCTTTTGGTAAACAACATAGTTCCACAATTAGGTGCGGCAGAATTTAAAGGATTTGCCGAAACATCAACCGACCCCGGAACACCTCAAAGTGATGTTTTTTATATCGCTAAATCTGACGGTGTTTACAGTAATTTCGGAGGTATCGAGATTAGTTCGGAGTTTGCTTTTATAGCTTATCAGAGTACTACGTGGTCTAAATTCAGTATCGGAGACAGTATCGAAAGTTTTACAACTAAGAACCCTTCAGGGAATTTATACCCCAAAGGATCTTTTGAGGCTGGATATTTATTAACAACCGTCGGAGCTACACAAGGGAATTTAGCAAGTGCCGCGGGGTGGTATAGGTCTTTACCTTTAGAGGTTTTGGAAAACACAGAATATACAGCCTACGGGTCGCCGAGACTCGACGTTTTGGCATATTCCGCACTACCTTTAAATAGTGCAAATTGTTTAGGTGTGGTAACTAAGTCGGCGGCAATAGGTGGTGGCGAAAAATTTACGACACCCGTTAATACTGCATATTTAGGTTTTAACCTTATGGATTCTGGCGACTCTGGTACTCCTGAAAGTGCGTTCGATGGAACTTTTGTTCTGGTAGTTGGAGACACTAACGTCGGATATGTTCCACACAGTAGGATTTTAGACAGTTCCGAAAATGCGAAAAACCCAATAGTTGTAAGGTCTGAGGACTTAATCGGATTAATACAATCCGTGCAAATAGCACAGGCCGCAAAAGACGAATTAAAATACAATCCGTTAACTCCTATCGTTCAAAAAAACGCTTTTACTGATAATTACGGAGGTGTCGATTTTACTTCTCAACAAATAACCTCAAATAAACCCGTATCGAATACGGTATCAAATACTTTAAAAAGGACTGCGGGCGGTTTATTACCTACACCAGTAGGTTTTGAAGGTAAATTGGTTTTGTCTGCAAACCCAGGCGATATTTACGCACCAGTTTTAAATTACAAGATAACTCCTGAAATGTTACAGGAAATCGGAATCAATGTTTTAGATCCGAATTATGACGACAACAACCCTCAAAAAATATCCTTACGATCAGGTTGGTTAAGAGATTTTACAGGAGGTGTAACTGGTGTACAACAATTCGTAAATATTCTATACGGCAATGACCCTTTGAGTTATACAAGTTACGAACTGAATGGTAGTAATGCGTTAATATCTACAACGGGTAATTTTTACGGTAATTTAGTAAATGCAAATCCGGGTAAAAACTTTAACGCTACATCGATTACAAATGAGTCAGAAACAGGGTACAATGTACGTTCGTATAACGAAATCCCACTCTATAAAGAATTAGATTTGTCGGGCACAACTAAAACGTTTACGGGTATTTTAGTTAGTGTTTTACCTCAATCGGTTGACGTTGCGGAATTAGAGAGAAAAATAACAGGGTTCGGATTTGCTATTGCAAACGCTGCGGACTTTCCAACTGTTAGTCTGGCAACAAATCTTGTAAACACAAACGAAGATTTTACGACTCCACCTTTTAACATTGGCGACGCTCAGGATGTGGACGACACCACCAAAACCAATGGAGACGTTTTGGCTTGGGATGCAAGTTTACAAAAATATGTACCCGTTGAAAGTAATACCGAGATAAACACGATAACGTTTAAAAACTCCGAGAAAATAGCTTTTTACGGATGTTCTTTTACAGAGTCTTATTATGCAGTAAAAAATAAAAGTTGGGTTAATAAACTAGCTCAAATGACTGATTACATTTGTGCAAATTTCGGTGTGTCTGGGAATAGGCTTGTTGACGAAAGTAAAAGACTTTTACAAAATTCAAATCCTTACCATGGTACTATCGGTATAAAAGAATTAAACCCGACTTATATTTCATTTGCAAATATAGGTAACGAGACTTTACACTCTGGGGGTGCTAATAATTTGGATTTATATAAAGCCCAAATGATTGAAGCTATACAGGCCGTGTATTCAGTCGGTGCGACTCCGATAATGGGTACAGACCACAATATCTATAACGCTGCGATTGATAGTCTTTTATACGATGTAGCAAAACAATTCAACTCGTTGTATTGGGGTATTGGTACTATTGGCGAAAAAATAGTAAACAACGGTATTTTAGCGTTTTGGGGTGGAGGACATCCCGCGACGAGAACAAACGCACATCAATTTTTGGAGTGGTTGTATTTTATTTCACAATTACCAAGGCCAAAAAGAGCAATAAAAGTTTTTAGAGTGCGAGAGGAATACAAAAACGGTTCGCCAGTAATTGCAGATTTAAACTATGACGATATAACTCAAAGGGTTAAATTTTGGCAAGAGATTAACTCAGGCGAAAAATCTCTAAAAGAGGCGAACGGTCAAAACGGTTGGGAATATTACGACAGATTAAACGAGGCTTTCGCCGCTGACACGATTACTAACGAGTATTGTAAATTTATCAATAAAGAGGACGTTTCTTTTAATAAATTTGGATTGTTCGAGTTTATAATCGACAAAGTAAATCCAACAGCTTTAAAAATATATGTAAAAACCGCGTCAACAGACTTGGACTTTTACATAAAAGACAATAACAATCCTTTGGATTATAAAGATACTTTGAGAAATCAAGCAGCTTTTGAAGTTACAAAAACTGTTTACGATGCTTTCAATGAGGCCGTAGATACTGCCTTTACTTCTGACGCACATGGAGCAACAGAATTGAACTACAAAGGAAAATCGAAAAGCGAAGCCCTTGGGGGTTATTGGTTATTCTTTTACTTAACTTCTGGTAGTGCAACCGCTGGAGGGGCTGGAAACCTTACAAAAGTTTCTGGGGGTGGTAATACCGCGTATTTACAAAGTAGTTATAATTTGGGTCGTCATTCTTACGATTTTTTCTCTACCGTAGGTAAACCACAAATGAGAATGGTACCGGTTGCCTCTACTTATGAAAACGGACACGCCGTAATAACTTTAAATCCTTCAGATGCTAAATACTTGGACTTTGATAAAGTTAAATTAGTTGTTGCAGATACAGGAACTTTCGACATTTCGGACGCATACATCGAAGTAACTGGAGGTACTGATAAACCAGTATTTCAAAAAGATGTTAAACCAAAATTAAACGGTACAGAATTGAATACCGACACATCATTCGGTACGGACTGGATTACTGGTAATGGGTGGGTAAACGAGGGCGCAACTCAGGAACAAATGCCGTCAGGGTTGAGAGATTACCCAACCATAAACAGCGAACTAAGGCATATTAAATTGGATTTTAATACTGATATGTTCCCTCAGAAAATAAAAAAATCATTTACATACCCATACAGCAGGGCATATACAAAGGTAACAGTTAAAGCCGTTGTTCGATTGTTCCCTAAAGTTTTTAATACAACAGTCCCAACAGATAACTACCATACAGCCACAAGACAAATAAAAGCGGATAGTTACGACATGGGTACTCTATGTTTAGGAATAGACGTTGGCAGAAATAGGCCGGCAGTGTTAAAAAAATTAGTTGACATCGGTTGGGCTGAGGTAACTTTCGAGACATATTTACCGCCTTTTTCAACGACTTTTGAGGTATCTTTATGGCGAGACGAGCAAGATTTAATCGACAGTAATTATAGAAATCACGAATACCCTATGCAGTTACATGACGTATCTGTACAAATAAACTAATTGTATTATGAATTATTTAAACGACATTTGGACAAATTTATTACCCATGATTAACTGGGTAATATTTGTATTGGTTATCGCCTCAGGATATTTTATTCGGGCCACACCAATATTAAAAAATTGTAGTAAGACTCTGAAAGTTTTAATTTTCAGTTTGATAATATCTGTATCTTATGCGGTTTTTGAGAAAATAAACCCTGGCGTGTTTATTGCGAGTTATTTTATTGCCTTTGGATTCCATAGTGCTATTTTAAAATTGATTGAGAGATTTTTTACTAAGACAGTAAAAAAGGTACAAAATAGATCGAGTTTAATAGGAGACAGACCCGACGACCGATGAAATATATTTTATACATAGCAACATTAGTAAGCTTAGCAACTTATTTGTTTTGGAGTAATCTACCAAAAGGTAGTTTTTACATAGGTAATTCGTTGTTTATATTATTGTTATGTTTGTATCTGTTTTTAAAAGATAAAAATAGTACCATAAAATTCGTACTTTTATCATTATCTTTAAACAATTTTTTAGATGAATTATTTTTCGACAATACCGAATTTGGAATAAACGAAATATTAGTGGGTTTTACTGTACTGATTTTCGCAATAATAAAATACAGACATGACAGAAAAAGACCCGACAATATTAAAGGAACTAACAGAGTTCTTTTTTAAAATATTTATTCCCGCTTTTATAGCAATATCAATAAAAATAGCGACACAGATAAAACGAGAGAAAATGAATTTTACCAGAATAATAATCAGTTTTGTAGTTGGTATCGGTTGTGCTTATTTTGTTTTTCCCTTTGTTGGGGGTAAATGGACTCCTTTAATTATTGGGGTGGTTGCTATGTCAGGAGAAAAAATCGCAGAGTTTATAATATATAAATGGGATGTCGATACGGTTCTGAAAACTTTAATATCTAACTGGTTGACTAAAAAATAACACCATGGGAAAATTAAAATATTTAGTAATACATTGTACTGCAACTCCTGAAGGTAGAGAGATCACAAAACAGGACATTGAACAATGGCATTTAAAGGAGCGAGGTTGGTCCAGAGTAGGGTACTCAGATATGATACACTTGGACGGTTCGTTGGAAAATTTAATCGAATTCGACCAAGACGATAACGTGGACAGTTGGGAAATCTCAAACGGTGCCAGAGGTTTTAACGGTATTTCGAGACACGTCGTTTATACTGGGGGTGCTGAGAAAACCAAACCGAGTTGGTCGAAATATTACCCACCAAAAGACACACGTACAGAGGCCCAGAAAAAGACTCTTTTAACGTATGTAAAATTTATGATACTGAGACACCCGGATATAAAAGTAATCGGACACAACAACATTTCCAACAAAGCATGTCCATCTTTTGACGTGGTGGCCTGGTTGAAAAATGAAAATATACCATTTGAAAATATAGGATTATAAAAATCAAACTTATGAAATCAATATCAAAATACGCCGTGTCCTTTATTCTGGGTGCGGTTTTTTGTTTACTCCTTTTTAAGAGTTGCGAACAAACAGAAATCGAAATAACAGTCCCAGAAGTTACCGGGACAATACCATCGGTAAACCCGACAGAAATCGACCACGATACTATTTACATTGATCGTTGGCGAGTAAAAGACTCTATAATAACCGTAAAACTAAAGAATCCAGTAAACGACTCTTTGGCCGTGGCATATAAAAACGCCACCGACGAAATCGAGAGGTATAAACTTTACCTCCAGTCTATACAGATAAAAAAATACTCTCAGGAATTCGACGACGAGTATTTAAACCTGACTGTTTTTGGAGACGTTCAGGGAGACATTAAAAAAATGGGGTTGGATTATACTCTGAAGGAACGAAAGGTCAAAACGAAAGTACCTGAGACGGTATTCCGTATTACTTTAGGCGGACAAGTCCGAACCGATTTTGGGTTGTCTGACCCATCCTATGACATTACAACAGGATTGCAAGGTCGAAAAGGTAACATTTTACGCCTGGGGTATTCTCGCATGAATGGTAAAGATTATTTACTGGCAGGTTATGAGTTTTCTATTTTTGACCTGAAAAAGTAAACGACGTAAACAATAATAAACTATCATTGTTTATAGTCAAACCATTGATACCGTTGGTCGGAACACCGATATAAACAACATAAACAATAAATTACTAAATCTTTTTATAATATTAAATATAGTAAAATACCCATATATTACGCGTATAAACAACAATATACTATTATATGGGATTTATCGTTTACATTGTTTCTTTGTTTCCGTTTAAATATTAAGTGTCTGAAAAACAACTATTTAAAAAGAAACAATAAAATATTTTTAAATTTATTGCAAAATTATTTTTGTATTACGTTTTAATCTCCTAATTTAGCCGAAACAAATACGGAGCAGATGAAAACCATAGATTTAGATAAAATAATCAAAACAAAAAAGTTGGACAAAAAAGAACTCGCCCAACGATTATTCCCAGGCAACAAATACGCATCTTTAGCGTTAAACCGAGTTATTAAAGGCGACGGATTTTTGGACTCAAACCAAATCGTTTTGTTGTCAGAGTTGACCGGTATAAAAATCGGGAATCTATACAGCGGTAACGAATGGGATTTAAAAAACGACAAAGGTTTAACCGTATTTACCTCTGGTAATTTCAGAGCAGAACTCGACACAAACACATGGGTAACTAAAGTTTTCGACAACGATTCTTTATTCCATGAGTCGGTTATCCATTCCGATAGCACTCCGTTATCTGCGTACCTTACCCAACTTACCCAAATTGTAGGACGACAAATCGAAAGTAAATAATTTTAATAATCAATAAATATTTAGAAAGTATGAGTTTAGTAAAAATTGAGGCGAGTTTCGACCCGTCTAATCCGGCACAACTGACCGCAGCAATGAATTTTTTATCTGCCGTAGGTGGAAACGTAATCCCTTCAGGAAACCAGGCACCAGCCGACGAACCTATCGAGGAAACACCGGCACCGAAAAAACGTGCACCACGTAAAAAGAAAGCCGCTGAGGTTGCAGAAACACCAGCAACGGAACAACCTAAAGAGGAAACACCAGCACCGAAAAAAGAAACTGCACCGACGACGATTACTCTGGAGGACATCCGTACCCTAACGTCTAAAAAAGCAAAAGACCACCGAGAGGAAATCAAAGGTAAATTAACCGAATGGGGTGTTCCTAACGTGGTTAAAATCCCAGAGGACAAATACCAAGAGTTTATCGACTTTTTAAACAGTCTGTAAATTGAGCAGCGTGGAACACTCAACCAGAGCGCACGCATTACTGTCTGCCTCTGGTGCTTCTCGTTGGATGGCTTGTACACCAAGTGCAAGGCTGGAGGAGAAGTTCGACGAGTCCAGTACGTCAACTTTTGCAGCCGAAGGAACTTTGGCACATGAATTTGGGGACGTAAATCTGAGATTCAAAAATGGAGAAATTACCGAAAAGACTTTAAATTCGGAATTAAAAAAACTCCGAAAAGATAAAAACTACACCGACGAAATGGAGGGCGAGGTCGATAAGTATGTCGAAATCGTAATGGAGGCGTTCGCAGTCGCAAAGGCTCGAACTCCTGACGCCAAACTACTTATTGAGGAACGCGTCGATTTTTCCCATCTTGTTGAAAAGGGATTCGGTACCGGGGACGTTTGTATCGTCGCCGATGGATTTTTAGACGTTATCGATTTGAAATATGGTAAAGGTGTGAAAGTTGACGCCGACAACAATCCGCAATTAATGTTGTACGGTTCTGGTGCACTTAGAAATTTTGAAATGATGTACGACATCCATACGGTTAATCTGGTAATCGTACAACCTCGATTGGACCATTTATCTGAGTGGAAAATATCGACCGAGAAATTAATCGAGTGGGGCGAAAAAGAAGTCAAACCAAAAGCAGCGAAAGCCTACCAAGGTAAAGGACTACAAAAAGCCGGCGATCATTGCAAATGGTGTAAAGTAAAAGCCATGTGTGCAACTCTTGCGGCCAAAAATGTGAAATTGGCACAGCATGATTTTAAAGACCCCCATTTACTTACTGAGAGTCAAGTAATCGAAGTCTATAAACAACAACCAATGTTGGTTGACTGGGTAAACTCAGTCGCTAAATATCTACTGGACGAGGCCGTAAAAGGTAAAAAATGGCCAGGACTTAAATTGGTTGAAGGTCGCAGCAATCGAAAATGGTCCGACGAGGTAAAAGTAAAAGAGGCGTTGGCGGATAATTTATTCGACGAAAAAGACTTTACAACCACAAAATTACAAGGTATTACCGCAGTGGAAAAACTGGTGGGTAAATCTGAATTTCCTACAATTTTAGGTAATTTAGTTATAAAACCACAAGGTAAACCAACTTTAGTTCCTATGTCCGACAAACGTCCAGCGATGGGGATTGAACAAGCAAAAGAGGACTTTAAATAAAAATATTTTTAAAATAAAGTAAAATTTATTTTCAGTATTTAAAATAAAGTATTAGTTTAGCAGAGTTAAAAATAATCATTAATTTAAAATTAGAAAGTATGTCAAGTACAAAAGTTATTACCGGGAAAGTACGATTTAGTTACGCCCATGTGTTCGAGCCGAACGCAATCCAAGAAGGTCAAAAAGAGAAATACAGCGTTTCGATTTTGATTCCTAAAACGGACAAAGCGACAATTGCAAAAGTTGAAAAAGCAATCGAGGCCGCAAAACAAGAAGGGAAAGGAAAATGGAATGGTAAAATACCAGCCGTTTTAAAATTACCATTAAGAGACGGAGACGCAGAACGCCCAGACGACGAGGCTTACGAAGGTTGTATGTTTTTAAATGCAAACTCAGTAAGAAAACCAGCTATTGTCGATGCGGATTTAGAACCTATCATGGATAAAGACGAGTTTTACTCTGGTTGTTATGGTAGAGCTGCAATAAACTTTTACGGTTATTCAGCGAGCGGAAACAAAGGTGTTGCCGTTGGTCTTAACAATTTACAAAAATTAGAGGACGGAGATCGTTTGTCTGGAGGTGGTTCTACTGCCGCGGAGGACTTTGGTTCTGACGACGATTTGTTAGGATAGTAAAAAACTGCATTAAGTTGGAGTAAATTAACTTTTGTCGGGGCAGTTGCCTACGGGATTACATCCGACATTTATGGGGTGGTAGCTTAATTGGTTAAAGCGTGGGTTTGCAAACATTAAAACATGATACCAAAATTGTAGGTTCGAGTCCTACTCACTCCACAAAAAGACCTAAAGTAAAATTTAATATTAATCTAATAATGTCGTTAGTTATACTTTGATATAAATTCTTTAGGTCTAAAATATAGAGTTTGGAATCTCTCAAAAAATACCTTACTTGTAAAATCGACGATATGTACCTAAAACGGAGATTCGTTCTTTACAGTTCTTTAAAAGGGTAGCCGATAAATGTAACTCGGTATTGGTTAAGGTCCACCAATTAAATAAAAATTACAACCCCTTTTACTCAGGTGTACGGTTAACATTAGTAGGTGTATCGGATTGAGCAATGTAAACAGTCCAGTAATTTCGTAGTGGGGGACTCACGCCTCACAAAGCCACATTTTTGTTTATAATGGTTAATCATAGACACGTAAACTCAGCGAAGCCGTCAAAATGCTGAAAGTCAGAGTTTCCGACTTTAAACGAAAACCGAACAGGCAACCTCGACAGAGTTTCCGTTTTTAAATCTCAGGTGTGAGGGACGTTTATACTGACACTTAATGAATAAGTCAAGCACTATTCGCCTGAGTATTTTTAACTATTAATAAAACAAAAATATGGCTCATAAATTACACATCGATATTGAGACTTACAGTTCGGTCGACATTATGACGGCAGGAGCTTATAAGTATTGCGAGAGTATCGATTTTGAAATACTGATATTGTGTTACGCCTTTGACGACGAGCCAATACAAACGGTTGACCTATTACAAGGCGAGGAAATACCACAAGAGTTTTTGGACGCATTAGTAAACCCAGAGATTGAGAAACACGCCCACAATGCGAATTTTGAACGTAATTGTTTCCGTGCAATCGGGTATAATGTTCCGATTAATCAATGGTTTTGTTCTGCAATAAAGGCGGGATATTGTGGTTTACCTTTGAGTCTGGGGGCGATTACTGAGGCCTTAAACTTAGAAGGAGACGGAAAATTGACAACGGGTAAAGCGTTAATCCGTTTCTTTTCATGTCCCATAAAACCAACAAAGAAAAACGAACAGAGGGAACGAAATTTCCCGATTCACGACCCTGAAAAGTGGGAGGAATATAAAAGATACTGTAAATACGATGTCAAGGCAGAACGTAAAATCGGAGAAATACTGAAGGATTATAGTATTACAGATTTTGAACGTAAAAATTACATTCTGGACCAGGAAATAAACGACCGAGGTATTTTAATTGATATACCTATGGCCCAAAATTCCGTCGCTCTGGACGATATAAACTCGGCGATAATAGGCGAGGAAATGAAAAAACTAACTGGTTTAGACAATCCGAACAGCCCAAAACAGTTAAAAGATTGGTTAGGAACTCACTTACAAACAGAAGTCAAATCACTTGCAAAAGGAGAAATACCAACACTAATCGAACAGGCTGGACCCGGTGTTGTTTCGGATGTCTTAAACCTTAGATCCCGTGCATCTAAAACCTCAATAAAAAAATACGTGGCGATGCAAAATTGCGTTTGTTACGATGGTAGAGCCCACGGACTTTTCCAATTTTACGGAGCGAACAGGACAGGACGTTGGGCAGGACGTTTAATTCAATTACAAAATTTACCACAAAACCATTTGGAGGAACTTGAAAAAGTACGCGAGGTTTTCAGAGACGGAAAATACGAGGACGTATCTATGTTATACCCTGACGTTTCCTCTACACTATCCCAGTTGATTCGTACCGCTTTCATTGCAAAACCCGAACATACTTTCGCCGTTGCCGATTTTAGCGCAATAGAGGCCCGAGTAATTGCCTGGTTGGCGAATGAAACTTGGCGAATGGATGTATTTCGATCACATGGTAAGATATACGAGGCCTCGGCGTCTCAGATGTTTGGAGTGCCTATCGAAAAAATAGACAAATCCACCGAGGAAGGTTCGGCACTTAGGAATAAAGGAAAAGTCGCAGAACTTGCCTTGGGTTACCAAGGGGCGTTGGGTGCACTTAAACAAATGGGTGGCGAAGCCATGGGGCTTTCAGATACAGAAATGGAAACCATAGTAAAAAAATGGCGAGAAAAAAGTCCCATGATTGTAAGACTCTGGAAAAGTGTCGAGGGTTACGCAATCCGTGCCATAAGAAACCCGCATAAAAAATATGTGTTGGAACTTTTCAAAGGTTTAGTATTTCATTACGACGGTGTTTCTTTGACAATACAATTACCTTCAGGTAGAAAACTATTTTACCACAATCCGAGAATTAAACCTAACAAATGGGGTCGTCCAGCAGTACAGTATAAAGGTACGCACCAAATGACGAAAAAATGGTGGTGGATTGATTCCTATGGCGGTAAATTTACCGAGAACATCGTCCAGGCCATTGCCAGAGATTTACTCGCTTACTCCATGTTAAGATTAAACGAGGAAGGTTTTAAAATAGTTATGCACGTACATGATGAAGCCGTGGCAGAAATTAAGGACTTAGATTTGGACGAAGCAGCACACGCAGCAGACTGGACAAACCAAGATACTTTGGACAGAATGTGTCAAATTATGGGCGAGACAGTTCCATGGGCTAAAACCCTCCCATTAGTAGCAGACGGATATATTACACCATTTTATAAAAAAGACTAATTTCGACCATGCAATATAACGATACGATACACATAGCGACAGGGATGTCGGCAAAATCAAAAATCTGGAAAAACAAATCTGTACTATGGTCCGAACTGGTGGCGAAAATTTCAGAACCCCACCATACAAACGAGACATTTAAAGAATATATGGCCGCAGCCAAAGACGACCAGTCTAAAATTAAAGACGTTGGGGGTTATGTTGGTGGATATTTACGAAATGGTCGTCGTAAACCTGAGAATGTAGTACATAGGCAGTTAATGACTCTGGATATTGATTTTGCGCACATTGATTTTTGGGACGATTTTTGTCTGCAATTTGATAACGCGGCAATTCTACACGCCACACATAAACACTCAGACGAAAGTCCTCGATACCGTTTAATCATGCCGTTATCGAGAGAGGCAACACCAGACGAATATGTGGCAGTTTCTCGTAAAATTGCGGGTACTTTAGGTATTGAACTTTTCGACAATACCACATTTGAAACAAACCGATTAATGTTCTGGCCGTCGTCTCCAAAAGACGTTGAGTATTATTGTGAGGTACAGGACGGAATCTGGGTCGATGTTGACGCAGTTTTGGGTACTTATATTGACTGGAAGGATTCGAGTTTATGGCCTACTGCGGACAGAAAAATACAGGAGGTAAACGGATTTGTTGAAAAACAGGAAGATCCAGAAAATAAAAAAGGAATCGTCGGGGCTTTTTGTAGAGCCTACACCGTTACTGAGGCAATATCTGAATTTTTAAAAGATATGTACACCCCAACCACGGACGGACGATTTACCTACTCCAAAGGGACAACCGCGTCGGGACTGATTCTCTACGACGATAAATTCGCATACTCACACCACGGGACTGATCCGTGCAGTGGTAAACTATGTAATGCCTTCGATTTAGTAAGAATTCATTTGTTTGGACACTTGGACCCGGATAACCAGTATAAAAACGGGAACAATAAAAGTTTTAAAGCGATGGAGGATTTTGCCAGAGCTGACAAAGAAGTAAAACAAGTAATTGCAACTGAAAATTTTACCGAGTCTAAATATGATTTTGCCGAACCGTTAGAAAGTAACGAGGAGGACATCGATTGGATGTCGGAACTTGAAATCGACACAAAAGGTAAATACCTATCCAGTGCCAACAATATAAATTTACTATTTGCGAACGATGTACGTTTAAAAGGTTTGTTTAAACATAACGAATTCGATGGAAAAAGATACGTTTTCGGGAACGTTCCTTGGCGTAAAATCTCGAAACCTGAGGCAGTTAAAAATGTAGATTACTCAGGTGTCCGAAACTACATCGAAAGTATTTACGGTATTACGGGACATTTGAAAATTGAGGACTCTATGTCTTTGGAGTTTGAACGTAATTTGTTCCACCCCGTTATGGATTATCTGGAGGGTGTGAAATGGGACGGTAAACCGAGAGTCGATACAATATTGGTCGATTATTTAGGAGCTGAGGACAATATCTATACAAGAGAGGCAATCCGTAAAATGTTAGTTGGTGCGGTTGCTCGGATATTCCGTCCGGGATGTAAATACGATTTAGTTTTAACTTTGGTAGGGGATCAGGGTACCGGTAAAAGTACCCTCGCCAAAAAATTAGGTGGGAAATGGTTTTCCGATACCTTTATGACCGTACACGGTAAAGAGGCGTTGGAACAGATACAAGGGGCCTGGATTATAGAAATGGCCGAACTTTCAGGACTGCGTAAAGCTGAGGTCGAAGCGGTTAAACATTTCATATCTAAACAAGAGGACACCTTCAGACCCGCATACGCCAGAACCTCGGAAACATACCAAAGACAATGTATTTTTATAGGTACGACCAACAATAAAGATTTTTTGAGTGATTCGTCAGGAAATAGACGTTTTATTCCCGTAGATGTTGGGGCAGTTGGTACACCTGAAAAAAGTATCTGGGACGACATGACCGACGAGGTAATCGACCAAATTTGGGCGGAAGCCGTTACCATGTTGAGAAAAGGGGAGCCGTTATTTATGAGTAAAGAAGCGGACGCAATGGCAAAAGTGGAACAGAAAAACCATAGCGCAACCGACGAACGTACTGGAATTATATCTCAGTATTTGGATATAAAACTACCTGAGAACTGGGACGACAAAGATATTTACCAAAGACGAGATTTTCTCGCAGACGACAATCTGGAAAAAGACGGTACAATTTTACGGGATTATGTTTGTGTCGCAGAAATCTGGTGCGAGTGTTTAGGTAAAGAAAAAACCGAAATGGACAGATATAAAACCAGAGAAATAAACGAAATTTTACGAGGTTTAGGAGACTGGGAACAATCCAAGTCAACAAAGAATTTTAAAAACTACGGAAAACAAAAGTATTATTCTCGAAAATTATACTAAATGTCGAAGGTAGAATCTGAAAAACTACTCGAAACGAAATTAAAAAACGGGGTCGAGAAAATGGGCGGATGGTGTGTAAAACTATTGTCCACCCATTTAACGGGATTACCTGATCGAATTTGTCTTTTACCCGGTGGGGTTTTATTCTTTGCTGAGATAAAGACAACTAAAAAGAAAGCCAAAAAAATACAAATCTTAGTACACCATAAAATTAGAAAGTTAGGGTTTGAGGTATATTTAATTGATACCTCCGTACAAATAAATCAAATATTGGAAAATGCTAAACGAGAGTAATTTACACAACTACCAGAACGCTGCAGTTAATCACATCATGGAAAAATCGCATTGTGCTTTATTTCTGGACATGGGTTTAGGGAAAACGGTTTCAACTCTGACGGCCATAAATAAATTAATGTTTGAGGACTTGGACATATCGTCCGTATTAGTTGTCGCACCTAAAAGGGTGGCCGAGAGTGTTTGGGGTGCCGAGACTCAAAAATGGGCACACCTCAACCATTTAAAAGTGGTATTAATCGCAGGGACAGCGAAACAACGACGAGAGGCCCTCAGCAAAAAAGGGGATATTTATATGCTCGGTCGGGACAATGTATCTTGGTTGTGCGGACAATATGGGGGTTCGATGTTACCTTTTGATATGTTGGTACTGGACGAAAGTTCGAGTTTTAAGAATCCGAAATCAATCCGTTTTAAATCTTTACGAGGGGTACAACCATCCTTTAAAAGAGTGGTCGCACTGACGGGAACACCCGCACCAAATAGTTTAATGGACTTATGGCCTCAAATATATTTGTTGGACAGAGGGGAACGCCTGGGTAAATACATTACCAGATTCAGGGAGGAATATTTCCGCCCCGGTAAACGAAACGGTGCCATTGTGTATAAATATGATATTACGGACTCAGGCGAACAAAGAATCCACGACGCAATCGGGGATATTTGTATGTCCATGAAAGCAAAAGATTATTTGGATTTACCAGGCCGTATCGATAATATTATCAATATCCCGATGCCTCTGGACATTGCCGAAAAATACAAAGAATTTGAGAGGGACCAAGTATTGCAACTTTTCGAGGGTCAAGATTTAGAGGACGGAATATCGGCCGTAAATGCTGCGGCACTATCAAATAAATTATTACAGTTTGCAAACGGTGCGGTTTACGATGCCGAGAAAAACGTCCACCAGATACACGATTTAAAAATCGATGCTTTAAAAGAGATAATCGAGGACGCCAACGGAAAACCTATTTTAATTGCCTGGACATATCGTTCGGATGTTGCACGCCTGAAGGAAGCACTAAAAAAATACAAACCCAGAGAATTAAAAACCGATCAGGACATACGAGATTGGAACGCTGGAAAAATTCAGGTTTTAATGATGCACCCCGCGTCTGGTGGACATGGTTTGAATTTACAGGCAGGAGGTAACAATATTATTTGGTTCGGTCAAACTTGGTCGTTGGAATTAGAGCAACAATTTAACGCCAGATTAGACCGCCAGGGACAACAGAATGTCGTCGTAATAAACAAACTATGTATTGAGGGTACAATCGACCTCGACGTAATAAAAGCACAGGAACGTAAGGCAAAAGGTCAGGACGGATTAATGGAAGCCGTAAAAGCTAAAATCGAAAAATATTTAAAATAGAAAATTATGCAGAGTAAAAAACAATCATGGGTCGAAGCTTTTACGAATACCTTTGTTGGGTTCGTTATAAGTCTGACAGCGATATTTTTAATATTACCACTTTTCGGGGTTGAGAGTACACCAATAAAGAATGTTGGTATTACTCTTTGTTTTACTGTAATCAGTATTTTGAGGGGCTATTTAATTCGTCGATTTTTCAATAAGAAACATTCTAAATAATTTTTATTATATTTGACTAATTATAAACCGTTAAAAATTCATAAACACATGAAAAATTTATTAGTAGCGGTCTTGATGTTGTTTGCAACATCACTTGTATTTGGATCACAACCAGACTACGACGTAGGCCAAAAAGAAGTGAAAGTATTTGTAAAATCCTTAAATGGTAATGTTTCTTATGAAGCAGCGACCGTGGATTTAAACACTCTGGAGGTTAAAAGCCCCAAAGAAAGTTTTGCCATAGTAACCGCATTCGAGATAAAAGGAAACATGGTTGGTATTAAAACCGTTTACAATTATTGCGAACATTTGTACATTGCTGAGAAACCCGACAAATCTATAAATACGGTTTTAGCAGTTCCATGGCAAAGTTATGAGAGGACAAATCAAATAAATTATACGACACTATACAATCATTCGTCTGGAGGTTTACCCCGAATGTACATTTAAGATTGTATATTAATAGCAATTAAACCTTTGAGAAATCAAAGGTTTTTTTTATGTCTTAAAACTAAAGGCGCAAAATAAATTTTATTTTTTACTAAAAAAGTTTTTTAGTTTAAATAAAAGTCCTTAGATTTGACACATCGAAAATATTTACATTATGGATCAAAATAAAATTAACGACATAGAGGTCGTCGATGCTCAGGAAATAAAACCATGTAAGTGCGACGACTGCAAATGTGATAAATCTAAAAACCAAAATAATGAAAATAGTAATAGTTAGAGACGTAAAAACCCCAGAACGAGGGACAGCAAAATCGGCAGGAATAGACTTTTTTGTACCAAACGATTTTCCCGGACATCATTTTTTAGCACCCTCACAGGATGTAAAAATAAAATCTGGTGTTTATGCCAAAGTACCAAAGGGTTACGCCCTTATCGTTATGAATAAGTCAGGACAGGCAACCAAAAAAGGTTTACAAGTTGGTGCGTGTGTAATAGACGAGGACTACCAGAACGAAATCGAAATCCATGTCCGAAACATTGGTGGGGATGTCGTAGAAATTGAGCCAGGAGAAAAACTGGTCCAAATGTTATTGGTACCGGTATCATACCAAGGTATCTCGATTGTTAGCGAAATAGGTAAATTATACCCGACACCTTCAGAACGTAAAGGCGGTTTCGGATCAACAGGGACGAAATAATGGGACACATACATAAAACATCGAATTTTACTACTTTACAAAATGCGTTCGTAATGTTCCACGATTGGATCAACAAATACCCGCATTTTTCTGAGGAAGGTAAAAAGACAATATTTAATACTGGTTTTTACATTACCGAACCGATGTCCTTAAAAATGGATGTGGATTGGTACGAAAGTAAAACCAATAAAAAGAAACATCCTGAATTGTCAGAGGTTTACGAACTTAACGCACTTGGCAGACTTACAACCGATAATTTTTACATTGAAACGGTTACAATGCCGCACGGTGTAGCGTTATCAATTCACATCCATAATTTAGATTTATGGAATGATTTTGAAGGACTGCATTTCTATTTTACCGACTTACTCCGACACTTTGCCAATTATAAGGAATTAGGCATGGACTGGATATATTACAACGTTACTCGACTGAGTGTTCCTCTGGAACATTGCGAGGCACAATCTGAGTTCTATAAAAATAACCCGACAGATGGTATTACAGACGGAACGACTGAGGTGTGAGTCTCGCAATGGTAAATCTTGTAAATATGAATTTTACCACCCGACCACTTTACGACGTTGTTTCGCTTGGATTCCGAAATCACAAATTAAAGAGTTAAATTTTAATCAAAATACCAGATTGGCTCTGGTATTCCATAAAACAAAAATTATGAGTATATCAATTTTAGATCTATTACCTCAACTGGAGGCACAATGCGAGGCCCACGACAGTACACCTCAAATAATCATTTGTAACGCCAAAACTTTACAAAAATTAAGTAGGTCCAGAGTGCAAAATCCCAGAGAAGGTAAATTGTACAATCCACGAACAGACATCGGGGCATTAAATGGTATCGAAATTATTACCAGTCCAGAAATCGCAGACGACGAATTTAGAATATTTTAAATATGCAAATCGTAATCGCCGAGAATGAGGAACACATCTATTTGGGTGTAGATCCCCAAAACGAAACACCTTTAACGTGGGAACAGATGCAAAACATCAAAGATAAATATTTTCCCGATTTGGGATTTATTGAAGTGTTCCCGGTAAAATCTGAAATTATAAACAAGGCTAACAACCGACATTTATTCCATTTGAAAAACTCGGAAATTCCGTCTTTGTCAGATTTGGAAAATGGTATGGAAGTCAAACAAATTATTGAGTTGTGATAAAAACAAAAGTTTTAACCGTACCAATTTACGGCGACAAATTCACTCTTTTACTTTGGGACGACGATAACGAGGTCAAAGAAAAATATTTCAATTTAGATGTATCGGAGACAGACGGATTTATCCACAACCATAACGGTAAAAATTACATGGGTTTCAAGGTTCGTAAAAATAAAGGGTATTTATATCCAACTCCGGGAATAATCGCCCATGAATGTAAACACGCAGTAAATAGAATATTCGGAGACATCGGGCAAAAATTGGATGTATTCAACGACGAGGCCGAATGTTATTTATTAGGATGGTTTGTAAATCGAATACATGAATTTACAGACAAAAATAAAACAGATTTTAAAATATGAATGTATTATCACTTTTCGACGGGATGTCGTGCGGGCAAATAGCCTTAAATAAGTTAGGTATAAAAGTGGACAACTATTTCGCTTGTGAAATAGATAAATTTGCAATAAAAATAACTCAAAAGAATTTCCCCGATACGGTACAACTTGGCAGCGTTACAGATTTAATCGACTTAGATTTAATGCTGCCTGAGATTGATTTAATTATCGGAGGCAGTCCATGCCAAAGTTTCAGTTTCGCAGGGAAACGTAAAGGGATGTCCACGACTTGTAATATAGAGGTTTTGTCCCTCGATCAATATTTAGAGTTGAAAAGTGAAAATTTTGTATTTGAGGGTCAATCTTATTTATTTTGGGAATACCTGAGACTATTAAACGAGGTCAGAGAAATAAACCCAGATGTTAAATTTTTACTGGAAAACGTAAACATGGCGAAAAAATGGAAAGCCGTAATTTCTGAGAATTTAGAAGTTGAGCCCGTTTTTATAAACTCCACGTCTTTTTCCGCCCAGTCCAGACCTCGACTATATTGGACAAATATTCCAGTTGCCGAAATACCAGAGAACGAAACCGTTATAAAAGATATACTTTCGGATTCCTTCAGTAGTGATTTACTATTGGAAAACAATACTTATTGGGATTTAACCATCAAAAAAGGAGGTACACGTATTGACGAACTTTTGAACAATTACAGAAATATCGAGGACCTTAAAAACGACATTAAACTGGTGTCGGTAATTACTGGGGACACTCCGTCCAACATATCCAGACAGGGCGACCGAATTTACAGCATTGAGGGTAAAAGTCCATGTTTGACGACATCCCAAAAAATAAAAATAGATTCTGGAGGTACAGATGTACACCAATGGCGTTTCCTATCTGCGACGGAACACGAACGTTTGCAAACGGTACCGGAAGGATATACCGAGGGTGTGAGTGAGGCACAACGATACAGAATGTTAGGTAACGGGTGGACAGTTGACACCGTGGCACATATTTTTAAAGGTCTGTAATATGAATGTTTTAAGTTTATTCGACGGTATGAGTTGCGGCCAAATAACATTGCAACGTTTAGGGATTCAAGTCGATAATTATTTCGCTTGTGAGATTGACAAATGGGCTATAAAAGTAACCCAAAACAATTTCCCCAATACGGTACAGTTAGGCAGTGTTACCGAATTACACGGTATTGATATGATACTGCCAAAAATTGATTTGGTTATCGGAGGCAGTCCGTGTCAGGGTTTCAGTTTTGCAGGGAAACAATTAAATTTCGACGACCCTCGCAGTATGTTATTTTTTGAGTTTGTCAGGATTCTGGACGAGGTTCGAGAAATTAATCCAGACGTTAAATTCTTACTGGAAAATGTGAGAATGAAAAAAGAGTACCAAAATGTCATTTCTGAGTACATGGGTGTACAACCTATCGAGGTTAATTCCGCGTTGGTTTCAGCCCAAAACAGGAAACGACTATATTGGACAAATATTCCAGATGTAACACAACCAGAGGACAAAGGTATTTTACTCAGGGACATAATCCACGAAAATACAGACATTGGTCCAGAGACAGACAGCCACATACGTTGGTTTAAGAAAAACGCGGCCGAGAGATTGAAAAAGAAATATTGTGCACTCGATCCTGAAAAAGCTATCACAATGACGGCCAGACAGTACGCAAACTGGAACGGTAATTTTGTTATGGAGGAACTGGTTAAATACATTGTTCCTTTTGATAAAACCCTCCAGATACTAAATAAAGAGGTGGAACGTGGTAAAATTGGATATTTCCACAAAGACAACGAGGAAAACCGAGTGTATTATATCCATGATACTGAGGTCGATATTTACGAGGTAAAAGATCCTTATTTATTTGGGTGTATCACACCTGACCGAATCGAGAAAAAGCAAAACGGACAACGATTTAACGAGGGTAAAAAGTTTTATACTCTGACAGCGCAGGACAGACACGGCATTTTAATCGAGGGGTATATCAGGAAACTGACACCGATTGAGTGCGAACGTCTGCAAACCGTGCCCGACCATTACACGGATTGCGTAAGTAATTCACAGCGTTATAAGATGCTCGGTAATGGTTGGACAGTTGACGTAATCGCACACATATTTAAAAATTTATAATTTATGGACTTAGACAAATTTTTCATTTTTACGAACCCGTTGGCTTGGGTATATTTCATACTGTATTTAATTTGGTTAGGTATAAAAGGGTTTTTGGATTTTACCGGGATTTTCGACTGGTATTACGTTTTATTCAAACTTAAAAATATGGAGAAACGAAATCGTAAAGATTTGGTATTCGTTTTTACAAATAAGAAAAACAAATTTTTCTGGCCTAAACAAAAGGCCTGGGAGTACGCAACTAAAATAATTAAAAAAACAAGATAATTTAAAATAACAAATTTATGAAAGCAATTGAATTTAAAGAACAAAACATCGTGATCGCTGAAAATCAACCAGAATACGAAAATTTACCCGCCTTGGCTCAGACCAACGGTATTATTACTTTTTGTATGCAGTTGGACGACCAAGAGGTCGAGAAAATTGTATCTGAAGGAAAAGCGAACATAACCGTTTTAAATTTTGGGGGACCAGTACAACCGATTGCGGTTGCAACAAGTAAACCAGAATTGCCGATTTATCCAAGAGTGCAGACAATGAGTAATGCCAAAGTTTGGGATTTAAAAGAGGGTACGGCCACTTTTGCGTGGAAATTCAGGAAGGGACACATCGAAAAATTAAAAGAGTCGAAAGTCCTATGGATTACGACAGTTACATACGGCCGTCCTTTACAACCAATTAGCCAAACTTTAGTGTAATGGGGAAAAGAAAACAAATAGTACCGATAGGTTTAAAACCTCAGAAAAAGGGTTCGACTACTTTGGTACAGGCAAACCCAAAAGTTTACAGGAATCAACCTTGTACCTGCGGCAGCGGTGTAAAAGCCAAAAAATGTTGTTATGGTTATCGGTCAGGGTATTATGTGGTTGAGTAATGAAGTACATGGGCAGTAAAAATCGGATTGCAAAAGATATATTGCCGATAATACTAAAAGATAGGAAACCCCGTCAATATTATGTCGAACCCTTTGTCGGCGGGGCAAACCTTATTGATAAAGTAACGGGACCACGTATTGGGTCAGACCTCAACAAATATTTAATTGCACTCTGGAGGGGATTACAACAAAACGAGGACAGAATCACGCACATAACAAAGGACATTTATTCCCAGGCACGAGAGGACTATAAATCGGGTACAAATCTGTTTTATAGTGATTTTCTAATCGGTTGGGTTGGTTTCATGGGGTCGTACAATGGTCGGTTTTTCGATGGTGGTTACTCAGGCCATAACGTAAAAGGTAGGGACTACATAGGCGAACAGATACGAAACACCGTAAAACAAATACCAAGTATTCAGGACATTTTATTCGTTTACTGTAATTACCTCAGACTGAAAATTCCCGAAAACAGTATAATTTATTGCGACATCCCGTATTTAGGTACAAAAGAATACACCACCTCCAGAAGTTTCGACCACGCTATTTTCTGGGACTGGGTTCGGACAAAAGTCTCTGAGGGACATTCTGTATTTGTCTCAGAATATCAGGCCCCAGACGATTTTGTATGTGTCTGGGAAAAAGAGGTAACTAATTCAATGCACCAGAAAAATACTTCAAAACCCACCGAAAAACTGTTCGTGTTTGTCGATCAATATTTAAGAGATTAAAAATATTTTTCATTTTTTATTAAAAAAGTTTTTTATATCCGTTTTATTGTTGTAGATTTGAACTATCAAAACGACGACATTATGACAACTTTTAAAACAGGACAACAATACGGAAACGATTTAACAATCAAAGTTTTATCGAGAACAGCAAAGACAGCAACTATCGAGACAACCGCTTGGGGAATCAAAAGAGTAAAAGTAAGAGAGTACCAAAAAGGGGTCGAGTCAATATCTTTTAAGGCTTGGTTAATTATAGCGACTGAGACATTTAACCCCATAGTTGCAGCCCAGACTACAATGGAAAACGCATATTATAGATAAATATGCGTTACGATATTAAACTACTGAAGGACGGACTCCGGGACGTAAAAAGGGAACGGGACGACATAATGGGTCGGAGTTTTCCCTTTTTACACCAAGAGGAAATCGACAAGGTGGACGCCATCGTGGACCAGGTAGAATCCACAATCAAACTTTTAGAAGATACAACCTTTAAAGTGGATGCGTTCGCAAATAAAAGAGCTTTAAAACTGGAGGACTATCCTATTATATCGGCACGGTTCGCAAGAGGGGAAAACCTCCAAACTCTGGCCGACGAATATGGAGTCAGTTACAAAACGATACAACGATCAATTAAACATTATAAAGAAAATCGATAAATATGGAAATTTCAGAGATATGTCGAGGTAATAAAATTTTAATATCACTACCAGACAGTAAAATAAGAATCCCAAATTTAGAAGTTGAGGTACAAGGTATCTCAATATTTGGCGAGATTGAATGTTTACATACACCTCAAAAAGAAGGTTACACAATAGACGTTCGACATTGCTCAGGTGTCCCTATAACTGCGAATATTTTACACAATCTAAAATTTGAAAACGTTGCCGATTTTTGGAGCGACATCGACAACAGATTAAGTATTCTTTTAACCTCAGATTGTGGAGTGGTATTTTTAAATTTTTTAGAAAATAGTCGACTAAAGGAAATAAAATATTTACACGAATTACAAAACCTCTATTGGGTTTTATTCAACAAAAAACTAAAATAATGGTAAAAATATTTTACGACGTAGAGACGACCGGTACTAAATCCAACAAACATTCCATACACCAATTATCTGGGATTGTTGAGGTGGACGGTGTAGTCGCTGAGGAATTCAACTACAAAGTACGACCACATCCGAAGGCCGAGATTACTAAAGAGGCGATGTCGGTTTGTGGTAAGACAGAAAAAGAAATTTTGGCATATCCTGAAATGGGTATCGTATTCGCTGCATTTTCAAATCTGTTAAAAAAGTATGTCAACCCATACGAGAAAACATCAAAAGCCTGGTTAATTGGTTTCAACAATAGAAGTTTTGACGACTTATTCCTGCGTATGTTTTTCGAGTTGAATAAAAACCCGTATTATAATTCGTGGTTTTGGTCCGACTCAATCGATGTACTTTGTCTGGCCTCGGAATACCTTATGGACAGACGTACAAGTATGCCGAGTTTCAAACTTAAACGGGTGGCCTTGGAACTTGGTTTGTTAGTTGACGAAAACGAATTGCACGACGCCCTGTTCGATGCGAGAATCACGCGAGATATTTACAGAATAGTAACAGGAATCGAAATTGAGTTGTAATATGAATTTTGGAACACCGCAAGAAATGATCGACGAACATCGAGACACATACCCAGACGAAAACTCTGGTTGTTTCCCAATACTTTTATTAATAGTGTTTATATTGGTAGTTCTATGTATAACAAAATAATATGTTGGTGGTCTGGGGGTGTAACGAGTGCAATCGCTTGTTTGTTCACAATTCAAGTTTATGGCAAGGAAAATTGTCGAGTTATATTTATTGATACGTGTAACGAACACCCGGACACCTATCGGTTTTTCATTGATTGCGAAAAACTTTTTGGTTTAAAAATTGAGATAATCACGGGGATAAAAGACTATGTACCAAAAATCGAGAGTTACAAAAATATATTTCTGGACAGAGCCTTGTATTTCCAACCTAATAAAAACACACATTATAAATCGATTGTTGATGTGTGGGAATGGTACGCGAGTCTGAATGTTAGTTTTGGGGCAGTATGTTCCACGGATTTAAAACGAGGCGTACGGGAAAAATGGCAGCTGGAAAATACATACACCCACCAAGTTTTCGGATTTGAATTTGATAAAAAGGAGTTTAATCGTGCTATGGCAATGAAGTTAAACCACCCAAAAGCAAACCCGATATTTCCTTTATTAATGTACGGGTTTGATAAAAAAGACTGTATCGAAACTCTTAACCTTTTAGGTGTAAAAATCCCCCAGGCGTACAAAGATGGTTTAAGGAATAACAATTGTTTAGGGTCAGAATATGGATGTGTACAAGGCGGGATCGGTTATTGGCAAATGATACACCGAACTGACCCAGCTATGTATTTCAGACGTGCAAGATTAGAACATTTATTGACTGATAAAGCAGGACACCAAGTAACTATGTGTAAGGATCAAAGTAACGACGCCAAAAAGTTAGAAAATAAAAAAGATGCACTTTTATTCTTATTACCACACCCGGATTATCCGCAAAATAAAACCGTTTTAGATGTTAAGGCCCGAGAACCTAAACCGATGGTTGATTGTTCGGGATTCTGCGGAACTTTCGATTTAAGTAAACGCAACCCAGTAGAAAAAGAAATAAATTATTAGTATTATGAAAACAGAAAAACAGTACCGAGATAGTGCAAAAATTACCTTTTATAGTATCATAGCTCTGGCGACTATTACCGTAATTTTGAATATTTACTCTTTATTCCAGTAACAAACCTAAAAAATTCCCTGGCGGTAGCCGTAAACAATAGAAACAAAGGTAAACAATCATTGTTTACGCTTAACTTGTTGAGGTATAAAGTTTTACAGACGGTAAACAATGTAAACAATAAAAAGGGTAAAACTTTCATGGCTTAAAATCAAAGAAACAATGTAAACAATAATAAACAATCATTGTTTACGTCAAAAAGTCAACGTTTATAAGGGTTTAGGTCTATTATAAACAATGTAAACAATAAATTACTAAATCTTTTTATAATATTAAATATAGTAAAAAACACGTATAATACGCGTA